GACACAAAAAGTTTCCTTATTAGGAAAAAAAGATAATCACTGGGGAATAGAAATAAGGAGATGTATGTACAATACAAAATCAATCCTTGTTCTGTCGGATTGTCACTTTCCATATCAGAAGAAGGAGTATTTTAGTTGGATTAAAAAACTAAAAGAAAAGATTAAGCCTACGATGGTTCTAATGATAGGTGATTTGATTGATGCTCATAGTATTAGTCAACACCTACATTCCCCAGAGCTTAAAAATATTAAGTATGAGCTAGAAGAAGCTCGATCTTGTATTCAAAAATTAAGAAAAATCTTCGATTGTGAAATGCCTATTATATGGGGTAATCACGATATAAGAATACAAAAACTTGCAGAAAAATCCTCTATTCCTAATTCTTTTATTAAAGACATAAATGAAATTTTAGGCATAGATCCTAAATGGAAATGGACTTGGCACAACAAACTCATTGTTAATCTACCTAATAAGACCAAAGTCTTTTTTACTCATCACTTTAAATCTAATGTTTTAGCTAGTGCAAAAGAATTAGGTTTATCACTTGTAGTTGGTCATCAGCATACAAAAGCTAGTATTGAACTATTCTCTCATCCTTTATCCTTAAATTTTGCCATGTGTGTTGGTTCTAGTATTGAACCTAATCACGAAGCTTTTAAGTATGGCAAGAACTTTATTAAAAGACCTATTATTTCTTGTGGGAGTATTGTCAATTCAGTACCCCAATTACATCCTATGTTCTTAAACAAAGATGGGAAATGGACAGGTCAAGTATGAGGATTTCTTATCAAGATGGAAAACTTTATTTAAGCCTTACAAGAAATGAAGTTAAAGAAGCTAATGAAAATGTGGGTATGCCTCTACAACTAGACATTGGGCATTTAAAAGTTCTCCACGAAGATATTAACCAAGCAGTATCACAACATTGGACTCAAGTCGATGTACCAAGAGAGGTTAGAAATTTAAAAAGATGTATGAAGTAGTAAAAGACAAAATAAAACAGAGCGAAGGTTTTTCTAATACAGGTTACTTTTTAAAATATAAAGGAGCTAATGGAGAGACTATTCAAGAAGATTTTATGACTATTGGTTATGGTCATAAGTGTGTTGATGGAGATCCTTATGAAGAAGGTGTTGAATATTCTAAAGAAGTATTAGATCAACAATTTGAAAAAGATTTCCTAGTCTATCTTCATGCTGCAGAAAGATTTATTGGTAGTTGTGAAGTGCCACACACTATTAAAGATTGCATTATAGAAATTGCGTACAATATTGGTGAGCCAAAATTGTTTCAATTTATCAAAATGCGTCAAGCGATGATTGATGGTGATTATAAAGAAATGGCTAACCAACTTAGAGATAGTCGTCTTTATAGAACATTAACTTCTAGATACGAACCTATCTGTCAAATAATAGAGGAGTCTTAATATGTGGACTATGTTGTTAAAACCTCTCATTGGTGTTGCTGGTGATGTGGTTAAAGGCTTTGTCGAAAAGAAAAAATTAGAGTCAGAGCAAAAACTTACAAAGATAAAAGCAGAAACTACCTTAATGGAAAAACAAATTAAGGGCGAGATCGAATGGGATCTAGAAGGTATTAAAAATACTAAAGACTCATGGAAAGACGAATACTTAACTATTTTATTTTCCATTCCTTTACTTTTATGTTTTTTACCCTTTACAGTTGATTATGTAGAAAGAGGTTTTGATGCCTTATCTAAAACACCAGATTGGTACAAGTACACACTTGGTGTAATTGTTTCTGCTAGTTTTGGTATTAAAGGAGCTACTAAATATTTTGGGGGTAAGAAGAAATGAGTACCTTAAAAGAACTAGAGTCTTTATTAAGAAAAGCAAAAAAAGAGTTAAGAGAAGTCAAAACTCATAATGACTTCTTATTAGAAAGATTAGAAAAAGCTCACGAAAGAAACCACGAGCTTAGACAACAAATCGAAAATATGACTGTCGATGATGTTATGGTTAAATTAAAAGCAAGAGCCGAACACGATGCAAGAATAAAAAGAGACAAAGAACTATTAGAAACTTTTGAGAAACAAAAAGAGGTGGTTTTAAATGGCAACCTATCAAGGTAAAAAAGTTCCTCTTAATAAACCCCTTAGAGGTGATGTTAAGAAGTTTAAAGTCTTTGTAAAGGATGGTGACAAAGTTAAAAAGATAAACTTTGGTGATCCTAATATGACCATTAAAAAGAACCAACCTTCTAGAAAGAAAAGCTATTGCGCTAGAAGTGGTGGTATCAAAGGTACTAATAATAAATTATCAGCAAATTATTGGTCTCGTAAGATGTGGAATTGTTGATGGCTAAGAAACAAACCAACTCAACTCCTATAATGAATGTTGTTAAAAAGACAACCATAGGTGATGGAAGAATAAGCTTTTCTACCATGAACAAACACAAGAGACGAAGCTATAAACCATACAATAGACAAGGAAGGTAATATGCCCAAAGTAGGATCAAAAGTATTTAGTTATTCTAAAAAAGGAAAAGAAGAAGCTAAAAAGTACGCTAAGAAAAAAAACATGAAAGTTAAATACAAGAAATAATCATGTCTTTATACGAAAACATTAATAGAAGAAAAAAACTAGGTATTAGTCGATCTAAGAAGAAATCAACTATATCTAAAGAATCGTGGTCTAATATGAAGTCTGGCTTTAAGAAAAATAAAAAGAAAAAGTAGATATGTTAGATAAAAAGGTAGAGATAGAATGGGTTGACGCCTTTGAACTAGAAAGTGGATGGCATACCATTCAAGAAGCCTCTAAAATGACACCACCAACAATCGATAGTCTTGGGTATGTCGTCAAAGAAACAAAAGAATATATCATCATTTGTGCTGACAAAGGTAGGGTGGGAGATAGTGATTGTGGGAGAGTTCAATTAATACCTCGATCTTGGGTTAAAAAAGTCAATATCCTGTGATAGATCATACTAGTATTGTCCTAAATACCTCTGTATGGTCTTTAACGGACTGATTTGGGATTCATTTTCGTACTTTTTTCGCCCATCTAGTAACCAAACACGATATCCACCATTTATAGACCTACCATAGACATATTGCACTTTTCTAGTAGCCTTGTACTTGTCTCCTTTATAGTTTGTTAAAATAACATCAAATAATAATGGAAATTTTTTAGTCTTTTTTATCCATTCAACAAACCTTTGGCTAAAGTTAATGCCATCTACCCTTCTTTCAAAAAAGACACTATCTCCAAAAGACATTTTATCAAACATCTCATGGTGTTTGTGTGTCCTAATCATCTTAGCATTTTCAAAAGGTATGTTCTTATCTATTCTCATTCTTTTTTCTCCTATATATAGTTTGTATTTTGGGATCTAATAATCTATTGAAGATGTCTTTTCTTGTTTTGATTATTATGCTTTTCAAGATCCTTCTATTAAAAGACCTTGTTAGTTCGCTATCATCGATGACATAGGTAAATAACATACTAATTACCTCTATCCATTCTTATTTCATCGGCTCTTTCAAAGACATCAATAAATCTTTTAAGCCAATTACTTTGTTTTTCGGTTAATGAGTCATTATATAAATAAACCTCATCGGCTGATCCATTACCTACATTTTTGTTTTCATCTTTTGTAATCCAAGACTCATAGATATCGATCAATTTATCTATATGGTTCATTATGCAACCTTCCCTTCGATTACTGGATAAGCCTTAATACCTTTAAAGACTAAACCTTTACTTTTAATTCTTTTCCAATCTTCCTCTCGAAAGTATTTCTTTACACCACTTAAAAGAGTTACCTCGTAATATATTCTAATCATGGATCTCTCCTTGTCTTGTATTGAAATTGATGCCACTAATTGTTATTTCTTGATTGTCATCCTTTAATACCTCTCTAGTCTTAAATCCAAATCCAATATCAAAACCATAAGGCATAACCCAAATGTGATATTGATTTGCCGTATTAACTAATCGATTTTCTGGTGGATATACTTCTAAAGCGTATCTATCCTCACCATTCACAACCAATTGATTTTTTATTTTTTGAAAATCAGTCCATGACCTACATGGTTTTTTATCTATTCTTTTGATAGATAAATAATCCATTCCATCCATGAACCCTTCATTCCAAATGAATTTATTAGTCTCTTTGTTTTTGTAATGATGAACGCAATACACATCATTTTCATACATATCTACATTAGAAAATTCATTGGCTATTGATTTAGCGTCTTTTCTTGAGATTGTACGATTAGTGTTACTAACAATGTTTTGGATCAATTTAATCCTATCTTTAAAAGACAACATTCCCATATTGCTTTGAACTAATTTAAATTTTTCCATTAGTTCAACTCCTCTACAATTCTTAGATATTTAGTTTGTGGAACGAACTCATTATGGTTGTAAAACTCATAAGTATCGATATCGACCATTCTTTCTTTAATGTGATATTGATCGGCTAACTTTTTAAATAAAGCTATCTTAGATGGTGTACCTTTAAGTATTCTTACAGTTACAGTCTCGCACCATGAAGCTTTTTTGTATTCAACTTTTACTACGATGTCGTTTTTCTTAGCAAGAGTTCTTAGGTTAGACGCAACTTGTTTGGCTTCGCTAGTCATAGTTTTCTCCTTACTAGAACCCTCAAGGTGTGTACAAAGTGTGTGCTTTTTTTTACAAACTATTGAAACACCTTGAAGATTATTGTTACCTAATGTGTGTTTTTGAACGATTTTGTTCATTAGTGTAAGGATTTACACTATTACCAATAGTGTGTCAACACCTTTATTACCTTTATTTTTCAATGTTTTATTTATTAAAATTAGTGGGTGTGTAGGTTTTGTGTACAAAATTAAATACTATTTAGTAATTTTAATTTTCTTTCCGTACTAACTTTAGCGTAATTGAAAACAACCTTATCGGTTTTATGACCTGATAAACTTTTAATATCGTTAGTGGTTGCTCCATTATTACCTAACATCGATATAAAAGTATGTCGAAGTGAATGTCTCTTTTTTCTTAAATCTACATTTGCAAACTTCAACATAGCGTTCCATCTTTTACTTAAACCTTCTTGTGTATTTTTCTTGTCTTGTTGAGTTCTCCAAGAGAATAGATATCCATTCTTTTCTTTTACTTGGATCAACCAATGAAACAAAGATGTATCTAGTTGATTATTATTTTCATGTATAGGTATGTTCTTCCATGAATTAGTCTTGTGTTGGAAGATGTTTAGTTCTTTGTTCTCCATATCAATCATGGATCTTCCATAAGGATCTTTGTAATCCCAATTCATAGATAGCGCCTCTTGGCATCTACTACCTGTTCTTAAAAGATAAACCAATAAAAGTTTAATTTCAAAATCATGGTATGATAAACATCTATTGACTTCATCCATAGTCCAAATAAATTTCTCTCTTTCTTGATCGTTTATTTGGGAAAATTGTTTTATCTTATAATTAACGCACCAACTATTTTCTGATGCAAAACTAATTATCCTACTCAATGGTCTAATGACATGAGTATTTATTGTATTATATTTTTTAGAAAGCTCTCTTTTTTCTATTAGAGGAAGTGATTTAAAATGTTTGCCTTTGAATTTTCTAATAGTATCTCCAACCTCGCTATCTTGAGGATAGATAGTATTAATTAATTCTTCTTTGACATCGTTGGTAATTTTGTCGATGGGCGTCTTTCCAATAAATGTTCTAATCTTTTCGAACATCCATCTTCTTTCATCTGATATAGGAGTATCTTGGCTATCTAATAGTTGAGTAACAACATAATCAACATCAATAACTTTCTTTTCTTTAGGTTTAAGTGTTTTGTTATCCTTAAACTCTCCTCTATCTAGTTTTTGTTGAAACCACCATAAGTATTTTTCTGCCTCATTCTTGGTAGATTTACCAGTCGAATGATATCTTATCTTGTAAGTTTGATTAGGTGTTTTGTATGTTCCACATACATAATAAAAGTTAGACTTGTTATCGTCTCTTAATCGGATTTTAAGCATAGGTTTTGTAGCTCCACTAAATCATCTTTGGAGAAAACTCGTTTTCTTCCAAAGTATCGCTTCAAACACTTTGCATTAGGGTACTGCAAAGATAGACTATCTAAAGTCATTTTAAAAGCCCTTTCTGATTTTGCCTTAAATTTCGTATATACTTCTTTAGTCGTGTAAAGTTCTATGTCGTTCATACTAATACTCCTTGATTGGTTTTTATGGGAGATTTCCAAAAGATATTACAAAGCCTAAATTCTGGCTCATTTTTATATCTTGGTGGGAAAACTCTATTGGTTTTGGTCATTAACGCTGACTTGAGTTGTTCCACATCTAGGAACATTTCTTCGTCAATGTCTAATCTTTTTAAAATCATGCCACCTTTTTCAATGGCTTTTTGTATTTCATAGTCTTTGATAGATGCTTTACCTTGCCAAAGCCTACCAATTCTTCTAATAGGA